TTTAATACTTAATTTTAAAAAAAATTATTCAAATGAGTTATGTATCTAATTTAGTGGCTCGCATGTTCGGGCTTAGCACCTTCAACGGTATGTACTCGACCTCAATATACGACCGTAAGAATCCCATTCTTATTGATACGGAAAATAAGCTACGAATTTACAACACCATTCCTCACCTTCAATCGGTGATTAACCAGCTTGCCGATATGTTCAAGAATATGGATATAAAGCTATACGATAAAAAGACTGGTGAGGAGATTAAAGAGCATGAGGTATTAAACCTATTGAATAGACCTAACCCTTTGCGAACGCGCGAGGAGTTTCTATTTGAATACTATGTTTTTAAGTCGGTGTTTGGTAATGCCTTCATTTACGAGATTAAAGGACTACCAAGCGCGTTACCTTCATTAATGTGGAACTTGCTGCCAAGCGATGTTGAGGTTATTCCAACGGGTAAGTTATATAATCAAACAACGGTAGACGGCATTATTAAGTCTTATAAGGTATATGATCAAGGCACTTACTTTAATGTGCAGCCTTCCGATATGATATATAAGAATGAGGGAGTGGGTGGCAACCTTATAACATCACAAAGCAAGATTGATTCATTGCAGTTGCCTTTATCAAATATAATAGGTGCATTAAAAAGTGAGAACGTGTTAATAGTTGAACGTGGTGCAGAAGGTATATTAAGCAATGAAAGCCAAGCCGATGGAGGCGCCATACCTTTAGGCAAAGAGGAACGCGATAGAATAGAACGTGAAATGGGCAGAAGTTATGGCATTTTCGACGGGCAGAAACGTAAAATAATCACCAATAGTTCTTTGAAGTGGCAGCCGATGACTTTTCCGATTAAAGACCTGATGCTATTGGAGTGCATAGAGAGCGACTTTCAAACTATATGCGCTGCTTATGGTGCTGATAGAGATATTTTCCCAAGCACGAAGGGCGCAACATTCGAGAATAAAAACAACGGGGTTAAATCAACTTACCAAAATACAATACAACCTCAAGCCGATGACCTTATGAGCATCTTAAACAATGCGTTCGGTTTGGAAAAACAAGGGCTTTACTTATATGCTGACTATTCTTATTTGCCAGTGTTGCAAGAGGACAAACAAAAGGAAGAACAATCCGAAAAAACAGAAGCAGAAAAAAACAGCATCAACATTAATACAATCATTTTATTGAATGGCGCAGTAGGTAGAGGAGAGATAAGTCGCGATGTGGCAATAAACATTCTAAGCGGTGTTATGGAGTGCGATGTTGAAGACGCTAAAAAGTATATCAATTAAAATAAAAATTTGGCAATTAATAAAGTACTTATTTTTGACTAAATAAAATACTGCATGAACGCAATAAAACAAAATATAATTAGTGAAGCCGAAAAAAAAGCGGCTCACTATTCTGTTAAGTATGCGGATGCTAATATAATTGATGTTAGCACCTCATCAAGAATAGTAACGGGCTTCTTTAATTCTTACAACTTCTTTGATTCAGATAAGGACGTGTTAATAATGGGCGCTGCTAAGAAGTCAATCGAAGAGCGTGGAGTTAACAGCAACGCGGTGGCTAAGATTAAGCACGCATTGAACCACGACCTCACAACATTAGTAGGTAAGTTGCAAGTGCTTGAGGAAACGACTAAGAACGGTATTACGGGCATATACTTTGAATCTAAGATAGCTAACACTACTTTGGGTAATGATACTTTGATTAACTACAAAGAAGGTATCTATGACAACCATTCAATAGGTTTCAAGTACAACCAGCTTTCATTAATTGAATCGGAGAAGAATCCCGTTGCATGGAATGAAGTAGTGAGCAAATTAGTCAATCCTGAGGAAGCAGAGAAGTACGGGTATCTTTATTTAGTTAAAGAAATAAATTTATTCGAGGGCTCGACGGTTGCCTTTGGTGCAAATTCATTAACACCATTTTTGGGAGTTAAGAGCGGAAGTAAAGAATCAATGACCTTAGCACTTGTAAGTAAATTAAATCAGCTTGAATATACGGTGAAGAACGGAATGCAAAGCGATGAAATGTTAAGCACGTTTGAACTACAAATTAAACAATTCAAGCAAATATTAAAAGAGATTGAAGTAGCTGAAACCTTTGATAAGCCCACACTTGCAAAAGTGCCGAGCGAAGCAAAATCAAGCGAACCGATAAAACCAAAATTCGACGTAAATCAAATTATTAAAAATCTAAATTTCTAAAAAATGGAAGAACAAGACCAAAAAGCGTTAGTTGACGCAATCAACATTGAAGTTGGTAAAAAACTTGACGCGGTGAAAGCCGAATCATTAAACGAAGTAGCAAGTTTAAAAGCCGAATTAGAGGCAGTTAAAGCAGCTAAAGAAGAATTAAAAAGCGAAGTGAACGGTGAGATTGTTAAATTGAAAGCAGCTAATGAAGCAGCCGTAGAGAAAACAGAATCTTACAAATCACTTGCTGACTTATTCGTAGACGGTTACAGAGCAATCGTTAAAGAAAACGGTGCTAACATGAAGAAAAAAGGTTTTAGCGCTCAGATGAATGTTAAAGCTGCTGGTACTATGACCACTGCTAACATCGATGCTGTTGGTACTAACTCAATTCCTTATCAATTAGCTTCTTTTTCAACTGGCTTGGTAACAACTAAGAGAAGAAGACCTTTCATCATTGACCTTACTAACTTCGGAAGAACCGATAAAATGTATGTTCAATGGGCTGAGATGGCTAACAATGATCCTGGTACTGCTGGCATGACTGCGGAAGGTGCTGCTAAGACTCAAGAAGATTTCGACGTAAACGAAAAATCTGCGAAAGTAGAAAAAGTAACGGCTTACACTAAAGTATCAATGGAAATGTTAGATGATGTTGCTTTCATGGAAGCAGAAATCAGAAACAACTTAATTGAACTTATTGCATTGAAAGCTGATAGCGGTGTATTAAGTGGTAACGGTACTACTCCGAACTTGAATGGTATCATTACTCAATCAACTACTTATGCTGCTGGTTCTTTTGCCGGTACGTTTGGTACTGCTGCTAATAACTTCGATGTATTGCGTACTGCAATCAACCAAGTTGAGGCTGCTAACTACTTACCTTCTGCAATCGTGTTACACCCGACAGATGCTACATTCATGGAGTTGACTAAAGCAACTGATAACGGTTATGTTGCACCTTCATTATTCGTAGTAAACAACGGTGTTACTACTTTCGCTGGTATTCCAGTTATTAAAAACACTGGTATCACAGCTGGTACTTTCTTACTTGGTGATTTCTCTCAAGTTAACGTGAGAATGAGACAAGATGCTACTATCTCAATGGGTCATGAGAATGATGATTTCACTAAAAACTTAATCACTATCTTAGCTGAAATGAGATTGGTTTGCTACGTGCCGTCTAACAGAGTTCTATCTTTGGTTACTGGTTCATTCGCAACTGCGAAAACAGCGTTAAACGCATAGTTAATAGGGTGAGGAATTAAAACACCTCACCCTTTAATTTTAAAACTATAAAAAATGGCTAAGAAAGTAAAAGAAGTAGAGGTTATCGAAGTTGCAGAAGTTGCTGCTATTGTTGGCGACGTGTCAATTAAAATAATCAAAGATACTCAACACCTTAAAAAAGGTGAGGTGTATAAAGAAAGCGGCGATATTGCTTCGTTATTAGTAGCGAAAGGTATTGCCGAAATAATCTAAAAAACACTTTTGTTTGTTTGTTTTGTTTGGAGGTGGGCGGTAAAAAACCCACCTTTTTTTTAAAGATAAATTTATAATTATGGCATCAATATTAGTTAAAACAACAGACTTCACTGGGCTTTATTACATCGCTCAAACAACATACACGACTCCAATATTACAAGCCTATATTGATGAGTTTGAAAAAACATATATCCGCAAATTGTTAGGCTTAACGCTTGGCGACCTATTCATTGCAACGGTAGTAAATAACGTGCCAGTTGGTGCAAGATACGTTAATGTTTTTAATCCATTGGCAATTCAAGTAAGTGGCTTAAATAACGGTGTTAGTCTATTGCAAGAGTATTACACAGAGGGCAGAATATTCGAGAGTAGAGGAATGAAAGAAATATTGAAAGGTATTATTTATTGCTTATACGTGCAAGGCACTCAAGCGCATCATTCTCAAAGCGGTGTTGCTAAGTCTTTAGCCGATGTAGGTATAGTAATGACGGGAGAGAATGCAGCGCGTATGGGCGAGATTAGACACAATGGAATCATATCCGATTGGGAGGCGGTTCAATACTATATTCACGTAAACGCGGCAACATATCCTGAGTACGATGGCTTGCAATTACAACCTAAATACAGCGCGATATTATGATGTACAAAACAGATATAATAGATTATTTGAATAGCGTACTAACTGCGGTGAATAAGACCGTAACTATTACGGCAACAAGTAACCCAAGCGCGGGCGTTTATACCATTACCGTTGATGATGTTAAATGGATTCAACCAAGCATAGTGCTATCGATAGGGAATAATGATTACACCGTAAGTTCGATTTCGGGCTGTGTGATTACTCTAAGTGGTAGCGCTGCAATAGTTGTTACTTCATTTACTTTGCCAACGGTTTACTTTTTTCATGGGACGGTTAAAGAAACAAACATCACTTTAACTAAGCGCCAGTTCGATACACAGAAAACACCGCTGGTTTATTTGCTTGAAATATTTAGTGAACGGTTCAATGAAGATGTTGATGAGTTCGAGCGCGTGAGTGATTTGCGTTTGTTTTTTCTTACTCACGCTAACTTTGAAGCGTGGGAAGTTGATGACTTTTACACGAATAGCATCAAGCCTATGCAAAGATTGGTACAACACTTTATTGATACATTAAACAAACAAGTGAGAGTTCAGCAGATAAGAGAATACGAATTAACTAACCTTTCTCGCTTCGGAGTGTACGTGAATAACAAAGGCTTTGAATCGACATTGTTTGAGGATAAATTGAGTGGTGTTGAGTTGAGAATTTCGCTTGAATTAAGAAAGCCGACCGATTGCGGTGGGTATTGCTAACAAAAAAAATTGGCAATTATAAATTGAATTAAATTTGATGAATAAATAATAACTTTTAAAATTAAAAATTATGGCAAATTGTTGCAGTCTTACAGTCGCAAATACAGGGTTTGGCTGTACCCCCATTATGGAAGTAGTGGAGAAATTTATTGAGGTTTCATACTTTAAAAACGATGGTACTATCAATGAAATTGATTTGACAGATACATTTAACTTAGCTTATTTTACCGCATTGGTAAATAACGCTGATGAAACTTTACGCTGGTATCCATTGCCGTTCGTTAAGAACATGGTAGATGAGCGCGCAGATTCTGACTTTGAAACTTTTGATGACAAAACTAAAATTGAAAGACAAGTTGGTATTCGTTCAGTTAAAACAATGATTACTACTTTAGGAAATAACGCTGGTGCTGTTTCTCCTCAAATGGTTGGTAAGATAAACGATAAGAAATGTAAAGTTTCGGGCTTGTTTGGTATTACTAAATCAAAACAATTAGTAGGTGAAATGATTAATGATGGTTACTTGGCGCCAATTAGAATCGACAACGGATCTATTTCTGCTAAATTAATCAAGACTGGCTCAGGTGCTACGACTCAAAAAATTGACTTAGCTTTTGATTGGCATTTAGATGTACAAGATGAGAGACTTCGTACTTTGGAAGCAGACGAAATGAGCACAGATATTAGCTTGTTAAACGGCTTGTTAGATGTTACTTCAACATATTCTGCAATCGGTCAAACATCATTCAAAGCTACTTTAAAAACACAATACGGTTCATTCTTGAATCCTGTATTAGTTGAAGGTTTGGTTGCTGGTGATATGGCTCTTTACAATGTAACTGATAGTGCTTCGGTAACTATTACATCTATTGCTGAAAGTCCTGATGGAACGTATCAAATTAACTTTGCATCGCAAACGGTTGCTGATGTGCTTCGTTTAACCATCACTAAAGACGGTTACAACTTCGCAGCAGTAACAGCGAATACTATTACAATATAATACACTAAGGGGAGGGCTTCGGCTCTCCCTTTTTAAAACTAAAACAATGGCAGCAGAAAATGAATTTTTAAAAGTTGGTGGTGTAACCTTCGCGCTTTACGGTGTTGCTGGTTTAACGAAAGATGAATTTGTATCGATGTACAAAGGCACTCCCCAGCTTACTGATGGCTTAGATAAGATTTGGGCGACCTTAAAAGCGGAGTGCAAAGCGAAAGGTATAGTGTGGGCAGAAGATGCGTTAAAAGAAGCGCCAGCAAACACAGATGCACAAATCAAGCCTAAGAAGAAAAAGAAAAGCGATAAGTAAACAATGAAGGCTTTAGCTGACATATGCAAAAGAGTTATTTATTTGCCTAAAATAGCGGATAAATTATTTATTGCTGCGGTCAAAGAAAACGAAGCCTACATAAGAACTTTAAATTCTTCTTCATAATTATTTCGCGCTGTTTGTACATCAAAGGAGGCTTGCTCTTTTTGCGCCTCACTCATATCAACATATTGCATTATTTGCATTGCAGTTAAGCCGCTTTTATCTGCCAAATAACCAACTTCTATTTTATACTTTTCTTCTGCCAAATCCTTTTGAGCCTTAACCTCTGCCTTACTTAAATTAATCGCCTCGATTAAGAAATCTCTCCTTTGTTTTATTGAAAACGCTCTATCCGCTGCGTTAAATTCTGCCTCTGATATTTGAAGGCTTGCCTTAGCCGATGCAACCGCGTAGTTGCTTATTCTATCCTCTAAGTCCTCTAATGCTTCAACATATTTACGAGCGCCGTCTGTTGCTCTTCCTAATTGGTCTGCCGTTCCTCCAATCGCTTCATTCATTTCGATAGCAGCGTCAATGTAATCGCCTTTAAATATATCATATAAAACGGTAATTACATTCAATGCTTTTTTTCTAAACACATCTAAAACAGCAGATGCTTGCTCCATTTTAACCGCCCACTCAGTAGCACCACTATCTGTTGAGGTGAACGCTTTAAACAAGCCATAAACAGCAGCAGCTACGGCAGCAATAGCGAGCGCAACGGGATTTAATAACAAATCTTTTAACGCTTGCCCCATTCCACTAATACCATTCGCAGCGTTACCCAGCGGACCACTCAACCCAGTTAATGCTTGCTTGTAATTACCAACGCTTCTTTGATGCTCACCTACCGATTCTTCCGCTTTTCTTACGCTTGTATCTAATTTTTTGAACTCATCAGTCAAAGCCTTAGGTGCTTTGCCACCTTCCGCACTAATGTTCTTTAACTCCTTTTTTATTTGCGCTAATCTAACAACTTGCTTCTCGTATGTGCTTGTAAGGTCGCTATTTAATTTAACTTGTTGGGTTATCTCTTGGCGTTGCTTTTGACGTGCTAAATTCTCTTGCGCCTGAGCCGCTGTCAAGTCCTTTGTCGCTTTCTTTTGTTTTTCCGTTACCGCCTCTAATGCTATTATTTGCTTCTTTAAGTCTTCAATCTGTTTGGTTAGTTTAGCAACATCATCAAGTGTTTGAGGTGATGCAATAGCGAAGCCGTCTGTTGATTGCTTAGCCTTTGTCTTTAACGCGTTTTGAATGTCGGTAACAACCTTTAACAATTCTTTTGCTTCCTCAACGGCAGATGTGAACGCGTCCTTTGCGATTATATCCTCTCTCGTTATTTTACCGCTTTCAGCCATTTTGCTTAGGTCTTATTTTTTTTAATGCTTTAAAATATGTGTAATATTCTGCTACACTTACTTTCTTTATATCAATTTGAAACCCCATTTCGTGCTCTAATACTCCTTTAATCTCGTAAAAGTCGCTTCTGTCTTGCGTTTCTGCTCTCAATGCTTCAATCTCTATTTGACAAATCTTAATGAACGCGCTTAGACTCCTATCTTCTGTTATTGCCATTCGTGCCTGTAACAACACCAACTCCTTTTCCTTTTCGAGTGCCTTTATAAACGATTCACTAAAGCCAAAACGATCTATAAATTGAGTCATTACCTGGTTACCGAAGTACGAAGTAAGTAACCCAGCTTTGCCTTTTTTACTTAGCCACTTATCGTCCTTATCCTCGTGCCATTTTAACCAGTTATAAATTGGCATCTCGTCTATGTTAGCCCAGTATTTCTGTCCGTAAATCTTCAATAATAATAGGAAGCATACGCTCTTTAAGTTTACCCATACTTTCTTCGGTAAGACCAATAATTTTAGGGTAAGCGTCTTGTAGGTGGTTGCCGTCTTTGTTGTCATCTGCTATTATTTTAAATTGCGTTTTTTGAATCACCACCTTAAATGAATCGTAAAACGCGCCCGTATCCTTTAAGGTAATGTGGTCTGTCTTGCTATCTCTCCCGTAATTAGCCGCAACACCTTTTAAATAAATAGATACAGGTGAATAATAACCTATTATTTCAGCATCTGTATTTACCCCTTGCTCGTATAATTGATAAAGGTTTAAAGTTCTTATGTAGGCTTCATTTTCTTTGACAGCTGCGATAAATAATTTATCCGCTATTTTAGGCAAATAAATAACTCTTTTGCATATGTCAGCTAAATCCTTCATTGCTTACTTATCGCTTTTCTTTTTCTTCTTAGGCTTTACTTGTAGGTCTGTGTTTGCTGGCGCTTCTTTTAACGCATCTTCCGCCCACACAATACCTTTCGCTTTGCACTCTGCTTTTAAGGTAGCCCATATCTTATCTAAGCCATCAGTAAGATGGGGACTGCCTTTGTACATCGATACAAATTCATCTTTCGTTAAACCAGCCACACCATAAAGCGCGAAGGTTACACCGCCAACTTTTAAAAATTCATTTTCTGCTGCCATTGTTTTAGTTTTAAAAAGGGAGAGCCGAAGCCCTCCCCTTAGTGTATTATATTGTAATAGTATTCGCTGTTACTGCTGCGAAGTTGTAACCGTCTTTAGTGATGGTTAAACGAAGCACATCAGCAACCGTTTGCGAAGCAAAGTTAATTTGATACGTTCCATCAGGACTTTCAGCAATAGATGTAATAGTTACCGAAGCACTATCAGTTACATTGTAAAGAGCCATATCACCAGCAACCAAACCTTCAACTAATACGGGATTCAAGAATGAACCGTATTGTGTTTTTAAAGTAGCTTTGAATGATGTTTGACCGATTGCAGAATATGTTGAAGTAACATCTAACAAACCATTCAACAAGCTAATTTCTGTACTCATTTCATCAGCTTCCAAAGTTCTCAATCTTTCATCTTGCACATCAATATGCCAATCGAAAGACAAATCAATTTTTTGAGTCGTAGCACCTGAGCCAGTCTTGATTAATTTAGCAGAAATTGAACCGTTGTCGATTCTAATTGGCGCCAAGTAACCATCATTAATCATTTCACCTACTAATTGTTTTGATTTAGTAATACCAAACAAGCCCGAAACTTTACATTTCTTATCGTTTATCTTACCAACCATTTGAGGAGAAACAGCACCAGCGTTATTTCCTAAAGTAGTAATCATTGTCTTAACTGAACGAATACCAACTTGTCTTTCAATTTTAGTTTTGTCATCAAAAGTTTCAAAGTCAGAATCTGCGCGCTCATCTACCATATTCTTAACGAACGGCAATGGATACCAGCGTAAAGTCTCATCAGCGTTATTTACAAGCGCGGTAAAATAAGCTAAGTTGAAAGTATCTGTCAAATCAATTTCGTTGATAGTTCCGTCCTCTTTAAAGTATGAAACCTCAATGAATTTCTCCACTACTTCCATAATGGGGGTACAGCCAAACCCTGTATTTGCGACTGTAAGACTGCAACAATTTGCCATAGTTTTAATTTTTAAAAATTAGTTTTTTATTTAATACTCAAATTTACTTTATATTCCTATTGCCAAATTTTTTTTAGCAGCAACCAGAGCAATCGGTTGGCTTTCTTAATTCCAACGAAATACGCAATTCAACACCGCTTAATTTATCTTCAAATAATGTTGATTCAAATCCTTTATTGTTCACGTAAACGCCAAACCTCGAAAGGTTAGTTAACTCGTAATCGCGTATTTGTTGTACCCTCACTTGTTTATTTAACGTGTCGATAAAGTGTTGAGTAAGGCGCTGCATTGGCTTAATCGAATTAGCGTAGAAATCATCAACTTCCCACTCTTCAAAGTTGGCATGAGTAAGAAAGAATAAACGTAAATCACTTACGCGCTCGAACTCGTCTACATCTTCATTGAATCTTTCGCTGAATATCTCTAAAAGATAAACTAAAGGTGTTTTCTGCGTATCAAATTGCCTTTTAGTTAAAGTGATGTTTGTTTCTTTAACTGTGCCATGAAAGAAGTAAACCGTTGGTAAAGTGAATGAACTAACCACGATAGCACTCGCACCTATTAACGTAATCACACAGCCCGAAATCGAACTTACGGTGTAATCATTGTTACCTATTGAGAGAACTATACTTGGTTGAATCCACTTTACGTCATCAACGGTTATAGTGTACACCCCAGCCGACGGGTTGGTAGTGCTTAGTATTGTTATCGTTTTGTCGACCGCGTTAAGCACGTCGCTTAAATAGTCGATTATGTCTGTTTTGTACGTCATAGAATAGCGCTGTATTTAGGTTGAAGCTCAAAGCCCTCGAACTCTGGATAAGTTGCAATGTTTTGTTGAATGTAGTATTGTACCGCTTCCCAATCGCTAATGATACCATTATGTCTTATTTCGCCCATACGCGCTGCATTCTCTCCCGTCATCACCGCGCTTACATCGGCAGTAGCCTTAGCCACTCCACTTTGTGAATGGTGCGCCTGAGTGCCTTGTACATATAGGCAATAGATGATGCCTTTTAATATTTCCTTCATTCCTCTGCTCTCGTATATTCTACCCGATACCCAATTTTGCCCGTTTAAATATACGCCCGTTTCAATTCCATTTACTTGAATGGCTAAAGGATTGTAGATTGCTAAGTATCTAGCGCCAACAGGCACATAGCTTGATACACTTGCAATAAACAAATCGCCCAACTCTAAGCCTAGCAACTTACGAATGTAAGTCTTCTCGAATTCGTCAATATAGGCTTGCAGTATTGGCGTTGTATAGGTCGTTTGCGCTATCGCGTAAAGCCCTGTAAAGTCAGTAGTTTGAACTAAGATAGATGCCATATAATTAACTTTAAAAAAAAGGGTGGGCAATCACTCCCACCCCTAAACAAACAATAAACAAACAAACGACTTAAATAATTTCTGCGATTCCTTTAGCTACTAAGATAGCAGCAATATCACCGCTCTCTTTGTAAACTTCACCAGCTTTTAAGTGTTGGGTATCTTTAATTATTTTGATTGATACGTTGCCCTGAATAGGAGTAACATTTACAACCTCAACAACTTCTTCTTTTACTTTTTTTGCCATCTTTTTAAATATTAAAGGGTGAGAGGTTTAACCCCCTCACCCGATTAATTAAGCATTCAATGCAGTTTTTGCAGTTGAGAAAGAACCAGTTACTAAAGCAGCAGTTCTATTAGATGGAATGTAGCAAACCAATCTCATTTCCGCTAAGATAGTAATCAAGTTTTTAGTGAAGTCGTCCGCATCATGACCCATTGAAATGGTAGCATCTTGACGCATTCTAACATTTACTTGGTTGAAATCACCTAGTAAGAAAGTACCAGCAGTTACACCAGTATTTTTAATTACAGGGATGCCAGCGAAAGTAGTGATACCGTTGTTTACCACGAATAAAGATGGTGCAACATATCCATTATCAGTCGCTTTAGTCAACTCCATGAACGTAGCATCTGTTGGGTGTAACACGATTGCGCTAGGCAAGTAGTTAGCAGCCTCCACTTGGTTGATTGCAGTACGCAATACATCGAAGTTATTAGCAGAAGTACCGAAAGTGCCAGCAAATGAACCAGCAGCATAGGTAGTTGCTTGAGTGATGATACCATTCAAGTTCGGTGTTGTACCGTTACCACTTAATACACCAGCATCAGCTTTCAATGCGATAAGTTCAATTAAGTTATTTCTGATTTCAGCTTCCATGAAAGCTACGTCATCTAACATCTCCATTGATACTTTAGTGTAAGCCGTTACTTTTTCAACCTTAGCCGATTTTTCGTTAACGTCGAAATCTTCTTGAGTTTTAGCTGAACCCTCAGAAGTCATACCAGCAGTGCCTGGGTCGTTGTTAGCCATCTCAGCCCATTGAACGTACATTTTATCTGTTCTACCGAAGTTGGTAAGGTCGATAATAAATGGTCTGCGTCTTTGAGTTCTTACCAAACCAGTTGAGAAAGAAGCTAATTCATAAGGAATAGAAGAAGTACCAACTGCATCGATGTTAGCAGTAGTCATAGTGCCAGCAGCTTTAACTTCCATTGAAGCGCTAAAACCTTTTTTCTTCATTTTGTCCTTACCGTTTTCTTTCAACATCTCTTTGTAAGAATCAACAAATAAGTCAGCAAGTGATTTGTAAGATTCTGCTTTAACAGATGCCGCTTCGTTAGCCGCTTTTAATTTTACAATCTCTCCATTTACTTCGTTTTTCAATTCTTCTTTAGCAGCTTTTACAGCTTCTAATTCAGATTTCAAAGATGTAATTTCATCTTGTGATGCTTGTTTAACTGCATCTAGTTTTTTGCCTACTTCGGCATTGATTGCGTCAACTAACGCTTTTTCGTTCGCTTCCATTTTTAGAAATTTAGATTTTTAATTATTTCACTTACATTTATAGTTTTCATTTTTTCGCTTGGTTTTACTTCGCTCGGCACTTCTGCAAGTGTGGACTTATTAAAGACTTCTGCTACTTCAATCTCTTTTAATACTTGTTTGATTTGCTTAATTTGCAATTCAAGCGTGTGCATCATGTCATCAGATTGACTACCGTTCTTTACGGTGTGCATCAATTGATTTAATTTGCTGTCTAATGCTAGTGTAATGCTTTCTTTATTGCCACTTTTAACACCTAAGAAAGGAGTTAATGAGTTAGCACCAAAGGCAACAGTCGAACCTTCAAATAGATTTATTTCTTTAACAAGGTATAAGTACCCGTACTTCTCTGCTTCATCAGGATTCATCAACTTGCTCACTACTTCATTCCACGCAACAGGATTCTTTTCCGATTCGATTAATGAAAGTTGATTGTATTTAAAGCCTATTGAATGATTGTCGTAGATGCCCTCTTTATAGTTAATCAATGTATCATTTCCCAAAGTAGTGTTGGCTATCTTAGATTCAAAGTATATGCCTGTAATGCCGTTCTTAGTCGTTTCCTCCAGCACTTGCAACTTACCTACCAATGTCGTTAAGTCGTGATTCAAAGCGTGTTTAATCTTTGCAACCGCATTGCTATTCACGCCACGCTCATCTATCGACTTCTTAGCAGCGCCCATTATCAACACGTCTTTGTCTGAATCGAAGAAGTTATAAGAATTAAAGAAACCCGTAACAATACGCGAAGATGTACTAACATCTATAATATTAGCATCGGCTGACTTAACAGAATAATGAGCCGACTTCTTTTCGGCTTCACTAATGATATGTTTATTTTCTTCGCTCATGTTTTCTTTTCAAAATTAAGTAGTAAAACTATTGCCAAATTTTTATTTTAATTGATGTACTTTTTAGCATCTTCTAAATCGCACTCCATAACATCGCTAAGAATACTTATCGCAACCTCTCTGCTTATCTCTCCATTCTTAACTGCACCGTTCAAAGTGATTATAGTATTTACATTTATGCTATTCTTTTCCGCTTCTGTCTTCTCCGCTTGCTCTTCCATTTGCTTATCTTCTTGTAAAACTGGCACGTGCTTATAACACGCTTCTAGGTATAACCCTTGCTTGTCTAGTGCTAACGCGTTATTCAATGTATTTATAAAATCGTCCGCTTGAGGTTGTATAGTATTTTGATATGTTGCCTTTAATCCGTTGTTTTTATTCTCAAATGTCGCCCCCTTCGTGCTTGGGAATAAATCCCTATCAGCACCGTAAGCTGCGCAAATGCTTTGAAAGTCGCTCTCTATACACTCCAACAGCATGAGGTCCTTCATTGGAAAACTCATCGGCTGCCATTTCAAAGAACTATTAGTTATAATCTTTCTTTTTTGCCCGTCAAATATTCCGTAGGTACGCTGCATTTCTTTTTCGATACGCTCACGCTCTTCTTTAACTAATGGTATCGCGCCACCATCGGAATTAGTTTCATTGCTCAATATACCTTCTGCGCCTCGCTCAACTATCAATACATTCTCACTTTTTAACGCCCCAACGATATTTGATAAAGGCAACTGCAAAGCATCAACCTTACTAATTGAAGTAATCAAATTACCTCCTACGCCTTCATTCTTGTATATCATATCGCTTGGCGCAACATTAATATACGTCGATTGGTCGTACACTTTGTATGACTTAATGATGCCATCAATAGTAGTTTGACTGTATAGTTTACCCGTTGGCACTACCTCAACATCGCTAGGTAGTAAGTTCCACATTAGCGAAGGTAAAGCGCTAGGCAAGCCTTTTATTTGATAGATGAAAGCATTTCCGAACACTGACTTAAAAACGTAGTACTCATATAAGAACTCTTCAAATGAGCGTAAAGGATTAGGGTTTTTCAATAAGTCTAAAACTGGGTGATTCTCCACCTCTTCACCCGTCTTTTTATTATACAGCTTAACCTCCATGTTTTTGAACATATCGGCAAGTTGGTTAACTACCGATTGAAAGTGTGGTATAGTATTATAGATTTGCAGTTTATTCTGTGTATCAATTAGAATCGGGTTCTTGCGGTCGTATATCGATTGAGTGAACATACCATTAACGGTATTGATGCCGAATATCTTAGCAACTAAATTAGATACGTAACTCATGGAATATTTTTTTTTAAAATTAGTTATTTAATTAATTGCCAAAATTTATTCTAATACGTGGGGTATAAACACTTGAATGAACTTAGCCAGACCAGCCATTGCATCGGGTGCGTCATCGTGTTTGCTTTTACCGTCTTTCTTATACTCGTATATCTGCTGCATCATTGCCCTATATTCATCGCTTTGGTTTTCGGGGTTAACGTATAAGAACTTATTTTTGAGTAGGTGGTAACTCATTAAAATTCGCGTGTGCTTGTTTTGCGTATTCTTTACCATCAATACTTTATCTTCTTGCACCGATTGACGAAGTAAGCGAATGAAACCACTCCCTTGATTGTTCCCCTCTATTCGTGTATAGTCAACATTCAACTCTTTAATCTTAGCTGCTACCATTGGACATGTGATGTCAATAGTATCCTGAGTAAAGATAGCGTCGGTGATATAGATTTGTTTCCCGTATATCTTAGCAAACACCGCACAAAGGTAATCGCTACCCTCGTCGGCTATATCCACATAACCCAACACGCTATCGGGCGTACCTTCGGGCAATGTATCAAAGTAGTTAAAATCATTGCGCTTAAATAACGAGCCATTCAAATCAACCTCCCAATTACCATTCACAAATACATCGTACTCGTGCGGTGGCATATTCGCCTTAAGTGATTCAATGTAATCTTTAGGTATGTGCGGATTGTCGCTAATCTTTGCTGGTATGTACGCCCACGTTGGTGGTAATGTGTTATCCTTCCATTTATCGTATATCCTTGACTTCACCCAACCGCCCGACGGGTTACAAGTTGCTAAGATTTGAATAGGGCAATTAGGTGAACCCGTCCAGCTTCCACTACGCTCGATTACCTTATTTAGCGTTGATTCTTGTAGTTCGTTTATCTCGTCTAAGCCAGCGCCATTAATCTCTAACCCTCTAAATCTGTTTAACTCTTTATCGGTGTCGAATGATTCAGCTAGGAAAATGATTTGCGAACCATTAGTGAAGGTAACGGTCATTGTCTGTTGATTGAACTCCTTAACGTATTGTTGGAATCCTTCATCTAATAACCGCTGAAAACTTATGAGAATAGTTCTACGTAATGTTGGCAATGATTCGCGGACCACTAACCATCTACTTTTGTCGTATTTAAAGCAATTAGAAAGCAAGCAAAGCAGCAGCCAATAAGATTTGCCGCCACGAATAGCACCCCCGTATAAGGTGAATGTCTTGGTGTCGGCTACTCTCTTAGCTTCAATCTGTTTGTTAAATGGTGTTATCCTTATCGCTTCCGCCATTCCAATCAATTATAATAGGCTTCTCGTGCAATCCTTTGCCGTTGGTAGTAATGTCTGTATGATTCATTGATAGCTTCCTTAGTTCCTCATCTGTTGCTATCAATTTCATTAATGCCATCTGTAAAGCTGGCGCATTGCTGGTGTACCATTTTGAGCGCATAGATACCTTTAAAGTAACTCTATTCTGCTCTAATAATTCTTTTAGTTCGTTCAATTCGTTAGAGTCAGGAGGAAAGAAATCGTAAAATGTAGGTTTTGCACATGGTAAAAAAGAAACAATATCCTCCACAAAAAACAATTTGTGTTTAACTATTACTTCCTTTGCCTGTTTAAATATCTTTAGTTTGTCGTATGCCATTATTTACTTATTAAAGATAGAAATTCATTTCTTGCGTTAAGATTATCTTTAAACACGCCAATCATTTTGCTTGTTGTAGTCCACGTATCGTGTTTCTTTACTCCCCTCATGCACATACAAAGATGCTGCGCTTTCATTGTTACCGCTACACCTAATGGGTTTAATTCTTTTTGTATTCTTTCTGCTATTTGCGTTGTGATGCGTTCTTGGTTTTGAAATCTGTTTGCGTACAGGTCAACCGTTCTCGCTAATTTACTCAACCCTACTATTTTTCCGTTTGGAATATACGCTACATTTGCAACACCAAAGAATGGTGCTATGTGATGTTCACATAGTGAATAAAATGGAATATTTGTTTGTATTATCATTTCATCAGTTCCTTCGGCATCAAATGTCGTAAAGTTAAATTCTTTTGGTGTCAAAAACTCTTTTAGGAATTTAATATATCTTTTAGGTGTATCTTTTAACCCTTCTCTTTTGGGATTTTCGCCAAGATATTGCAGTATACGCACAAAATTATCTTCAACTGGTTCATCTTTTAATTCCCACGGAAAAACAATCCATTTATTTGTTAATTCACTTTTTACTCGTTTATCTATAAGTGCAAGAAATGGTTTATCAGGATATTTTTCTAAATATCTCAACGCAGTGTCTCCTGAATCAATTAAGTCGTCAATAATTACATCAGCTTCTTCTGCAGTATTTACAGGATTTAACATTGCTGCTATATATTGTCCTCCTCTTGGTACTCCGTAATATTTTAACTTATTGTCATATTTTGTAACAAGAGCTTTGATTTCTTCCCAAGTAACAAAGTATTTTTCTTTTATAGTACTTTCCATATTTTGTGGTTTTGTAGTGATAATTTCCATTGTGGGTTTTGTTTACAGAGTTCAATACAATGTTTAAGATTTTCAGAATTGATTGTGAAGCCGTCCGAATGAGGACTTAACCAATAGTGTTTTGCTGGAATGCTTGGCTTTGGTACATCTTGCCCTTTATGCCTCACATATCGCAATTCATCAACGCCATCAGGAAAATTTTTTGCTACTACATGCTCGGCAACTTTTGGAGATACGCAAATAAAATCCAAACCTTTTGGTACTGGATTTAGTCCGCTTGTTTCTATTGCTTGAAAATATTCTTGAGCATTAAAAAACTCAATTATATCTTCTGTAAGTTGGTCGGTTGGCTCTCCACCAGTCCACGTTATTTCTCTGCATTGTGGCGCATTATCAACGCACCATTTTTTAATATCTTCTATTGGCATTTCTTTTCCGCTTTCAAATTCAGTATCGCATTTTATACCAGATGCAAAACAGGCATTTTTTGTCTTACAGCCTGATAGTCTTATAAATATTGTAGGCGTTCCAATTCTTGCCCCCTCTCCTTGCAACGAATAGAAGATTTCAGAGATTTTTAATTTAGTATGTTGGCTCATAATAGCAGTTTGTTTTTGGCGTTTCACTCATTGAAATAGCGTGTAGTTTTGGAAATTCTTTTTTAAAGATATTAAAAATGTGTTTACTCATAAATTCAACAGTTGGATTGAATTCAAACACATCATTTAAGTGCTTGTGGTCTAAGTTATTATTTATCCAGTCATTAATTGGTCTTAAATCGTTGTAATCTTGAACAAAACCAACTTCGTTTGGCTCTCCTTTCAAATATACCTTTAAAACATAATTGTGTCCATGCAATCTTCCGCAAGGGTGTCCATCACATAACCCGTCTATTCGGTGCGATGAACTAAAATGAAATTCTTTGCTAATTATATTCATATTTTTTCAGTTGAATAGTATTTATTATGATATTTTTTTTTTATTATCATATCCAACCTTTTTCTTTTGCTTCATAAAACCCTTTTACTCTTAACTCAGTTGCATGATTATCATTAACCCCATAACCCCACTCATTAAAAATATCTGACCCATTATAATCTGTTCTGGTGTCATTTATAATTATATCAAGAACATTTAATTCTTTAGCCATTTTCCATGTTTCTGCTTTTGTTAAATACATCAACGGAGTATGTATTCTAAAATCTATATCTATCCCTAAAGATAAGGTTAATTGAATACTATCAATAAATTTTCTTCGGCAATCGGGATAGTCGTTGAAATCCATTTGGCAAGTTCCAGTTATTAAATCTGTGATACCTAAAGATTTTGCATATATACCAGCTATTGTGATAAACAAACTATTTCTACCTTCTGTTAGTCTTAGGTTAGTTTCATTATTTACATTTAATAAGTGTTCAATGTTTAATATCTTAAAATTGATATTTTCTTTATCGCAAATTTTTTGAGCCGATTCAAGCTCATTTTTATGTTTTTGACCGTAATCAAACCCGATTGCATAAATATCATTAAATTGTTTTTTTGCCCAATATAAGCACGTTGTACTGTCTTGTCCACCACTTAGTAATATTACTGCTTTTTTCATGTTATAAATTATTTTCTGCATATTTTTGAAATTTAAGCCATTGATTGAAATTGTATAAATTTATCTCTATTGTTTTTGCTTTTTTTGTTTTATCCATTTTATATCTTTGTGTTGGCAATCCTTGCTTATCAAAACAAACAACATTACCAAATTTTCCGCCTACATTCCAAGTCGTACTATCTACACTATCAAATTTTAATTTTTTTAACCAAGGAGTTGAAGTAAAACCCAATCCATGAATTTTGGCTTTATTTTTATGCGCATGATTGATAAACCAATGTAGTATTTCAGGATTTGCTCTTATCTTTTTACCCGCATTACTTGCTGTTGTTGTTCCTAAAGCTACATAAGGATAATCTTCACAAGATTTAATCCAATAATCAGAACCTCTATTTGAATGCCAGCAAACAATAGGAGGTATTCCAATAGCGTCTTCAATTTGTTTTCTATAGTATTCTACTTTTTTTAAACCCACCACGCAGTCAATATCTAATTCAAAAAAAAGCTTTTGATTAGTATGTTTTATAAACGCAATGTATTTTTTTACATAAGCATCCCAATCGAAATTTTTATACTTTCCTGTTTTGTCATTTATTGCAGAAAATGCCCCACTATCTAAAATATGTTTTTCTTGTGTTACATATTCGCCAAATTTTCCATTTTTATGTTCCCAAAATGAGCTTAATAAATAAATATCTTTTGTAGGTTTGTTCCACGTTTTTTCTATAGTTTTAAATCCCGCTAAATAAACAATCATAATCCAAGTAATTTAAAAATTATCTGCTCTTTGCTTCCTGAATGTTTTTTAAATTCTTCATTTATTAATTCAAATTCTTCATCCGTGTACTCAAGTACAATTTTATTTTTTTGTTCTTTTTGCTCATTGCTATCTTCAAAAAAAGCATCTAAATCAATATTATCTGTATTGAAATTATTGATGGTTAATCCCCACTCTTCTAACTGCTCAACCTCCCACTCATTAGCCAACATATCCCAATCCCATTCACCACCACTCACATTATCTTTTATCAGAAATTCCTTCTGCTGCTGCTCTGTTAATCCTTCGGCAATAATAACGGGTATCTCTTTTAACCCAGCTTCCTTGCACGCTTTATATCGCATATTGCCGCCTAATATAATCATGTCGCTATTAACCACTATCGGGCGAATGGTCAGCATCTCAGGGAAGTCTTTAACTGACTTCACCAGCTTGGCAAACTTATCATCTTTGATTAGTCGTGGGTTATTCGGGTTAGGTTTAATCTCCGATATTTTAACGCTTTTTGTTTCCATTTATTTTCTTTTTATTGTTTTGTCTTTTCTCAACTTCTTTTAAAGCCTCTTTAATTATCCTAGTGTAATACTGTTTAATCTTCTTATCGCTCATACCTATTTATTCAGCATAAAGTAACAAGCCACTAGCGAATAAACGCTAAACGCTATTGCGAAGCTGGCAAAGTATGTAACTGCTGCGAATGATGCCGCAACACCTACTATCAAAACTCCTTTAACTACTGCTTTTATTTTCGTATTCATATTCTTGTCATTATTTCGATGAAGTATGGTCTTTTATACGTTTCTCTTTCTCTTTCCATTTTAAGTAGTCGCGGCACGTTGCAAGTAATTAAAGCCCATTTTATCCTACCATGTAACCTTTGCTTTAATACGTGCCTATAATCAACTTCTTTCGGCACTTGATGTAAATATAGCTTTTCTTTTAGATATTCGTAGTACTCTTTACAATTTTCCTCCGTCATTGTTTCCCACATATCGACAAGAATTCTATCTATTATAATCCTTTGCTCACTATCAAAATTTTCACTTATTCGCATTGATTTGTTTGTTTTTACGAATTTAGTATAATTTCTTCATTCGGCAACGGTATGTGAATATTAAACCACTCTTTCGCAAAGTTTCTTATCTGTTCGTGGTATTGTTCCTGTTCAAACTTAGTGTTTTTCGTTGTGCTTTTAGGTACTACTATAACCTCTCCCGTATCTTCGTTAATCAATTCCACGCTGTTGAACTTCATCTTCATTATTTCGTGAACCTCCTCGTTAGTAGCCATTTTAAGAAACAGCATCGAATACAGAAACAACCTGCACCCGACCAAAGTAAGTTTTGGGCTGCCACACTAATACATCAGACAAAAGAAACTTTTCCTGTGCTTTTTTGTATGTTCCTGTTGGGTTTGCAGGGATAAACCAATGCTGAAAAATAATCCTTTTACTTGCTACTCTTGAAAGTTCTGCCAATAAATCGTGATTCCATTGGAAATTACCGTTGTATGGTGGGTCACAAATCACGGTTTCAAATTCGTTATCCTTTACAAAGTCTTTCATATTTGAAGCATCGCAAATTATATCAGGATTATTTTCAGCATCAGCATCCAATCTCACGTCACCAAGTAATGATTTACCACAGCAAACGTGTAATGTTTTACCAATAAATAATCCCTGCAAAACATCTTCAATACTATCATTCCATAGTTTCTTTTGCACTCTGTAAATGTGGCTCGTTCCTGCCAACGGCACATTACCTTTTGTCTTGTTAATTGCAGGTTGATTTTTGTAAGTTACACTTCCCATATATTTGATTTTTAATTAAATTCGTGAATAAAAAACGGCTACTAACACCGTGTATAAGCAATGGCACGGATAGTTTATTGCTAATTTGAAATTGTGTACAAGTGCCACTACTCATACACATATCGATGGTAAACACTTCACCGCACGTTTCATAGAATTGCATTTTAACTAATGGATAAACACACCCCCACAAATAAGCGTTCTGCTCGTTGCTACGCTTCCTTTTTTTCTTTTCAATGGTAATGGTTATCTCTTTTCCCTCGAATTGTTCAAAGGCTTTTGATATGCTGCCTTTATTCGTGGCGCATTTACCGTTAACTATCTTGCTATGTATTGAGGCTTTCAATTCAATTTACTTTGCATCTCCAACTCTAATATATCTTTTACATCCTCGATGTATTCTTTGAGTTGCCCCGTAGCCTCACCGCTTCTTAGAATATTCAATAAGTACTCGGCTGGTACATCGCCCAATTCATAACCTTTGTATTTGCCGAACGGCATTAAATCGTAATCATCCATATCAAAAAAGTATTATTCCAATTACCTTGCAAATTTCTTCTAATGATTCGCATTTATCAATTTGACCAGACCACGCGGTGAAGAACTTCGCCTCATCCATTGTAAGTCCTTTTTGGCTTTTTGGTTTGCTTCCATCCTTCAATTCTACCAAGAAATTTTTATTTTTATATCCAATCACTAGGTCAGGAAACCCTTTCCCAATCATTGAAGTAATGGCAACGCTGCACCCAAGCTGGCGCAACTGCTTAACTATTAATTGTTGGTTGTCGTCTGTTCTTGCTATTCTTCGCATATATCTATTCCTAGTGGTGTTTTTAACAAAAAAACCGCCTTTTCGACATATTCTATGAATTCAATTTCGCTGATAGTGGTTTTATTGTTTGTTGATTCTAATATGTTTTCTGTGTTTAGAGTGATATTGTCAACGCATTCAAAACTTTTAATGTTTTTGTATGTTTCCAATAAGTATTCATAAATTGCTCTTTCAGGCTGACCATCATTCAAAATTGACTCTGATAGTTTCGTTATTTGTATTTGCATTTCTACTTCTTTTATAAATTTCTATTACTTCACAATTACACTCTAGGCAAGGCATTGGAATTATGTTTTTTAGAATTCTTCTACTATACACAGTAGAAAGATGATTGCAGGATATAAAGTATTTATTATGTTGTATTTCTTTGTTTTTTTCTCTACACTCAACAGAGCAATACTTCTTATTCTTTTTTATTAAAAAGAATTCTTTTCCGCATATTTCACAATTCTTATTCATTTTCCTCAAACTTAAAATTAAATCCAGTAAAACGCAAATGTTGAGGTTTAGGATTGCTAAAATGCTCTATAATGTCATCACTTTGCTGCTTTTCCTTTGACTTCCATTTAAGGTAAGATGTTAATACGTAGGTATTTCCTACTGGTATCTCTGTGTCTATGTGCGGCTCTACTCTAAAGTTAGCCACATTCAACTCCAACTCTTTAGCCACAAATCTCGATGCTGCCATTACGGTTGGGCATACCATTTCTAGGTGTCTTTGCTCACCTACTATTCGGTAGATGTAAGTTGTTCTTTCGGGTGCTTTCATACTAATAAACTTTAACCGTTTTAAATTTCTGCGCTGTTTTGAAAACCGTTGTCGGTCTGCTTCGCCAATAATAGCCAGCGTATTTCTCACCGTTCGTTCTGCATCGTTCCATTATTCCATTGCGCCAACAAGTTTTATCATTTTCGGTTACATCAAATTCAATCTCGGCTTTCTTCACCAAAAATTCAAGTGCTTTTTCGATACCAATAAAGGGTGTGCTATTCACCAGCTGACCGCTCTTGGTATAAACGTAAATTAGTTTTCTGTTTTCCATTGTTTTTGTTTTTAGTTATTAAATTAAACCTTCGTCAGCCATACTTAAATAAGAATCATCGCAGATAATAATATGGTCAAGTAAAGTCATATCAAATAATTTTACTGCTTCTTTTACTTTGTTGGTTAGCTGAATGTCTTGATAACTTGCTTTCTTATTTCCGCTTGGGTGGTTATGTGATAATATTATAGCACTGGCGCAAATATCTAAGGCGTGCTTCATAATTATTTTTGTGTCAGCAACAACACCAGCAACCCCTCCGACACCAATATGTTTCCAGCCTATTATCATATTGTTTCGATTCAAATAAAACACATTAAATTGCTCAACGTGCTGCTCTTGAGTATCAAAGATATTTTTAATGTACTTGTACGAATCTTGGCTGCAACCTATCTTAACGCTTGGCTTATGTTTTACTTTGTAGATGGTACTCAACTCAGCTGCGCACCAATTAAATTTTAACTTTTCCATTGTGTTTGTTTGTTTTTGATTATTTCCTTAACCTCATCGACTTTGCTAATCGGTACACGAAAAGCGATGGTAGTTGTTTTCTCGTTGTATTTTGGTTTAGCGCCCGAACCTTTTCGAGCGCCTCCCCATTCTTTTGTGGCTGTCATATTATCTAGTTTCAAAAGATTCACCTTTAAAAATAAATAAGTAGTATGGGTTGTTTCCTCCCATTAATGCTACGTCTACGCCTCTTAATCTTTTTCTATTGAAGTGTTCTCTTGCTGCTTCAAATGCTTCTTTTCTTGTACAAATCTTTGTTTTCATATCGTTTGTTTTAATAATTTCAACGAATATAGGGTGTTTTTTTTTTATTTGCAAACTTTTTCAAGAATATTTTAAAATAATTCAGTTTGTTTCAAATTATTTTTCTTGATAATTCCTCTAGCGGTGTTGAATATTGTTAAGCCAACTTCATAATCAACAAGGTTTCTTAATATTTTTAACTTGTTTTGTTCACCTTTATAATCAAAGTTTTCTATCTCGTGAAACTTTTTTAAAGGTTCATGCTTACTATCAAAATTCATTTTTCCTGTAACGTCTTTTTTATAAATATTTGGCAATTTGAAATTTGACCAAAATAAATGCCTACCTCTTTTTTGCGCAGGAATTAATGGCTCGTAATACCCGTTTACGTTTTCAACCACCCACTTTTGATTTTCAAGTGAATGATGCTGTAAAAAAATAATTTCTTCATATAACTTCATGTCAGGGTAAACAGCCATTGTTTTTCCATAAGCCCAGAACCTGCTTTTTGAATGTGTCGGACAAGGCGGCGAACTCCATATAAAATCAAACTCTTTGTAATGGTCTAATAAATATTGATGCGCGTCTGCAACTATTACCGTATCATTAGGAAAACGCTCTTTGTACATTCTTGCAAGTTCACTATCTAATTCAACTGCTGTTACTTCGCAGTCTGTCCATTTGTATCTGTTGCCGCCTAAGCAAGCGTATAAATTTAGTACTTTCATAATTTTAAATATTTTTTAATTAGATAGTCTTTAATGTACTCAACTCGGCAATGATTAGCGAATGTTTGCGGACGCGTTAGCATATCTTGCAACTGGTTAACCTTAGCGCGAGCCGTCATAGTATAACCTTCTAACCTTGCAAAATCCTGCTCACGTTTTAATTTTTCGCGCACCGATTCAGCAAATATCCTTTTTTCGTCGTCTGTTGGTTTTGTTATTTCGGAAACCAAATACTCGTAAGCAGATAGATAAATATTGCTTCCCCATTCTGGTAACTTAGCATTTCTTTCAATGTAATTTACCACCTCGTTATAGTTATCTTCGTCGCTTTTTATTATTTCAGTTGTTACACTTGGTAATATATTTCTCTCTGTTGCTTGTTTTTCTCGCTTGTAAACTCGATACGATGATAATATGATACCTAAGTATTCAGCGCTCATTTTTGCGCAATACTGCGCGTCGCAATTAAGTTTCTTTCCTAAGTACATTTTCACCGCCTCCTCTAAATCATTCGCGCTCATATCCTTAAATTGCGAAGTTAAAAAATTGATTATAAGTAATCTATTTGCCTCAGTCATATTTCTTTCGGCAACCATTAGCGAGCAAATATCCAGCTTCATGTTAAATATTTGCATTTCTTCTGGGCTAGTAATTGCCCGTAGAGGTTTGCTGCCCAAAGTTTGTACCGTATCGGCGGTTAAACTCTTCTTGCTCTCGTTCCTGTTTTGTAAGTTGTGTTCCATTTTGATTAGTGTTTAAAGTTTGTTTATTAAAGTTTGATGCGTTTTTTAACCAATTTCGGGCGGCGGCTTTCCAATCTTTCATTGGGTTTTTACCGACTCGCCAACCGTTGGCTTGGTAATAGTCAAAGAATTTTTCTGCTTCGTTTTGGCTGCATTGTTTTTCTAAAACTATAAATTCAATAACCTCATCCATCGATGGAATTATTTTTTTTGCGTAAGGCGAAGCCGTTTTTACTAACATACTATCTTCTTTTATAATATCTATTATCTTATTATCAATATCAATATCTATTATCGGGTTATTTTGGGTTTCAAAATTAACCGTTCGGTTATTTTGGGTTTCGTTGGGTTTTGTTTTTGGTCGACCTCCTGTCATTCCATTTAATTTATTCTTTTCACATTTAGCTTCCCATTCTTTTAAATCTCTTTTTAGCGTCTTTTTTAAAGGCAAAAAAAGTAATTCAGTCATTCGGTCGCTAATCGGGTTTTGGTCATCTGTATAACGCAGTAAATGTTTAATTAATTTACCAGCTTCTTCATCTGTTAAAGGTTCAAAGTAATCAACCCAATCGCGATAAATAGTAATTTTATTTTTTCCTTCCGCCATTTTTTTTAAATATAAACCTTCTCGGCAACTGGTGGGAAGGGAGTCGAAGCCCTGTATGCCAGTTAACCGAGTTGGTTATTAAATAATTTCTTAGTGATTTCGACTTTTTCCCTAAGAGTATGCTAATATACAAAAAAAATTAGAATAATTGCGTTTGTTTCAAATTATTTTCTTCAAATCTATCGTAAATTGAATTTAAATCTGTGCAAATAGTTGTGCCATTTTTAAACCTAATCACACAATGCGTTTTATCTTCTTGCAAAATCGTGACTAATTCACGCTGTTTGCACCAATAACCTTTCTTCATTTTGCTTGTTTTTTTTAATAAAACCCTCTGCATGAATCTCGCACACACCTTTAACCTCTAGTTGTATCCGTTATCTGTTGGCTAATGTTCTGTAATTAAACTAAGAGGGAAAGAACGTCCTTTAATAGGTTTGTTGTTTCGTGAGTCATTATAGTTTTGTAAAATATTCAAGTTGATTATGAAACTCTTCATTTGCGTATTTAAGTTTCTCCAACATCTCGTTAACGTCCGATTGTTCAACTTTAAATTGCTTAGTGAATAGTCCGTAATCGTTCGGCACTCGTGGGTCGAACCAAGCCAACACAGCCACATCACATTCGCGAAGATAAGCGTCTGAAAGAACTTGCCAAAATCGCTTTGGAAGATTAGCTTTTAAATCTTCACTATCTCTAATTTCTTGCAAGTGGTTAGAAGTGTTTAAGCACTTAACCTCTAAAGCACCGTTAATCTCACGAATCCAGCCATCACCAGAACCACCATAGTTTAACGCTTCGATTTTAATAAAGCTAGTTTCTTCGATAGTCCAATCGTTTAAACGTGCTAGGTGCTTTTTAGCCAATGGCTCGTTATCAATTCCCCATTGTATCGATGGAGTAGTAAACACCTCTTCACGAATACCCGTTAAACTTTCGGCAACCTTTTCCATTATGTACGTCTTAGCGCCATCGCTTAACACTTCACTTTTCAATTTAGGCTTGGTCATTAGCTTGTAAATTTGAGAGGAAGTAAACATACCTAGTCGCGCGTTGTGCCATCCTTCCGAACGCTGTTCCGCTTCAATAATTATTCTTGTGTCCATTGTGTAGCTGGTTTTTGGTTTTGAATTGGCGTAATATCTATAACTTCCTCGCTGGTCATTATTCCCATTGAAACTTCTGGCGCAAATTGACGGGTAAAGAAAGCGGCTGCACGGTAACGCATCATTAATTGCGGCATCGTTTTCCATTTGCTTCCAGCTTTGTCAATCCATTTTTCCGCTGCTGCCATTTCCATCGTTACCCAAACACCCTCTAATCTTTCACCCGTTGCTAAGTCAACCGCATACGCTCGGCATCTACCGCCATTTTTGTCATCTTCTTCGTAACGTAAAGGCGAAAACTTTTTGCAAGCGTTTAAAGTGGCTATTAAGAATTGAGAACTCCACGCTGGCTTACCATGAACTATGTATAAGTTCTGCATTACCATTAATTCGCTCGCGCCTATTCGCTTTGAAATATCCATAGCGATAAGGCAGTTACTCACGTTGCCTTTGTATTGTTGCGGCACTAGGTCGCTAACACTTAACGCTTTTGCCACTCTCATTGAGTGTTCAAACCCTTCTTTATTTCCGAACGTGCTTAGGTCGGTTTGATTGTTTTGAATGGTAGGAAATTTAATCTCTTCTACCTTTTGCTCAACTGCTGTAACTTCTGTTACTGGTTGAACCTCTTCGATTGTTGTTTGTTTGTTTTCCATGTTGTTTGATTTAGTGAATTTTTAATTTGTCTATTTGCTTGTTGTACCTTTCTGTTAACCTTGCTATTGTTCGACGTGCAATATCGCGCTGGTGTTCTACGTTGCGCAGTTGATTGAAATTATCGTTTTCTAACTTAGTTTCAAGCCATCGAATGTTAAAATCAATTTCTCCTAACATTTGTAGCGTTTCATCTATTTTACTTCTTTTTATCATTGTTTTTTCTTTTTGCTATGTTAATATTGCTTTCCGTTTTTTCAATCAGTTTTTTACCCGCAATAATCTTTACTGGTAGTCTTCCTAAGCTAATCAATAGACTTATTCTTCCTTCCGATTGATTTACTTCATCTAGTCGAGCAAACGCTCGTTGTGAAAGTAATTCTACTTCTTCTTTTTTCTTTTTTGCCATTTTATATTGATTTTAGTTATTAAAAAATGATGCAAGTTCAGCAGCCGAAAATTGATTGTGCCCACCAAAATTTTTTGATGCGAAATAACTTCTTATTTCTTGTATTTGGTTATTTTTTATCGCCCATTCTTTAATAGAAGCTATTCTAATCATTTGTTTTTCTAACTCTTCTTTATCCGAATGACAGCCATTAGCAACATTTGACTTTAAAGTAATTACATTATTTATTACTCTTATCGCTGCTAATCTTATTTCGTTTACTGTTTTCATATTGTTTGTTTTAATTGTTGAATCAAAGATAAGGCAATAATTTCAATAAACAAGTTTTGTAATTAAAATATTTAGTTAAAGATATTAACAATTGTATTGTTGAACACTTAACTAAGAAATTTGATTAAATAATTTGTTTTTGTCGAAAACGTGCTTATCTTTACAACATCAAACAAACAAAAACAAATTATATGAAAACTTACACAGCAATCTACTCGACACCTTTTATTAAGAATATTAGATATTCTTTTCAAGCTGAAAATATGAATCAAGCAAGGAAATTTAGAAAGTTTAAATTTTCTGCCAAAAGAGTTAAAATAGTAGAAGAAATTAATTAAACAAACACTTATAATATGTACGACATCAATGTATTTTTAGAAAACCGCAGCGAAATATCTCGCGCAATTGACAGACTAGAGTTTAACTATGAAGGAGTTGGCAGTTACGATACCGATACCTTTGAAGTGGAGTTAACTCGCGGTAATATGCAGTTAGTAATTAACGCAACTATTCGCTCAACATTAACACAAAGTGTTGCCGATACTTGGGAAGAGCAAGGATATTCTGACTATCACACAGAATTAGAAGATGTTAACGAAGCATTCTACTACACTAGCGAAGGTGATGAAATTGAATGTAGCGAAAACGAATATAAAGCGATTGAAAACGTAATTAAATCTTTACTATAATGAATGCATATCAAATCGAAAGAGCCTATTTAAAAGTGATTACCACTATTAAAAGCTGCAAAACAAAAGACCAGTTAAGAGTTGCTGAAAGAATGGCTGACTTGTTTATTAGCCGATTCAAAAAGCCGACTGTGCTAAAGTTGAACGTGAAAACATTGATTCAAAACCACTCAATTAATTGTATATGAAACACAAAACAGAATATCTAAAAGAGAAGTAAAGTATAGCATTGGTGACGGGATAGGAGAATAGATTGCGGTTTATTTTTGCAGCATACGTCACCAATGTTTTAAAAAAGTATTAACTAAAAATTGAAAGTATGAACAACGAACAGTTAGACAAAATAGCGAGGGATGAGGCGGAAAAAGAATATCCTAAATCAGAGGGCAATCCATACTACTCAACGGCACGAGATATTTTTGTAAATGCTTTTAGGCACGGCTACAACTATCCAAAGTGGGTAAGTGTGAAGGATGCTTTGCCAAAAGAACTTGAAGCACTAAATGGAATAGAAATGCCTTTTGAATGTAGATTTAGTTGCCATTTAGAAGGAGGTCTATTTATTTCAGATGAAAGCGGTGATGTAGTAAATATTACACATTGGGAATACGCATCTTTACCACCCACAAAATAAACAGTAAACAAAGTAAATTAAACACAATGAACATCAAGCAACAAATACTTCAATCAAGCTACTACGCTCACTTAAAAGCAGCAGATGAACTATCGAAGGTTCTTATGACTGAACGAGCAGAGGAAGCATTAAAAGAAGCAAATAAAATAAGCGTTGAATTAAACACAATAAATAAATAGGATATGGAACTAAACAAACAAGGTTTTTTAATAATTATGTTAGTCTTTTCCCATAAAGTGTGTTTAATATATAGTTATAGTTTATGACATATTTAAAACTGTTTGATAATTATAATACGTGGAATACTTCTCTTAGAAACATAATAATTTTAAAAGAAGATTCTGACCATATTTTATATAATGCAGAATTTGGTTATAATGGAATGATTACTTGGGAAGTGAGTAAAGAATATGATGGGTATATTATTGTTCAATCTATGAATAGAAATAAAGATTCTGATATTGCACCTAAATCTAAAAGCAGAGGTGAAGGTAGAGAAGCTATTAAATCTCTATTTAATATGTATCCCAAAATAAAAAGTATATTATATGATGATGAATCAGAAGGATTTTGGTCAGCTATTGGTGGAAATATAGATGAATTAACAAGAGATTCTTTTAATAATTATTATGAAAAGTATCAATAGTTCTAATATCTCATTTAATTAATAAACACACTTTATGGTAAAAAGAACAATTATGTTCTTACTATTCATAATAGGAATGCTAATAGGATTACTAATTTATTAAAACACTTTTAACCCAAGCAACATGAAAGAAGAAATTAAAAAGAAGATTGAAATTAAAACCAACCCTCCCACTGGGATAAAACAATAAGTAAGATGAAAATAAACAAGGTTTCCCCACGATTGCAAGCGTGAAGAGTAAGAAGGGAATTTACAAGGTGCGTTACAATCGCTTCTTGACTTGTTTTTTAAAACATTAAATTATGCACAGAATAACACCAATTTGCATAGAGTGGAGCGCGTGGAATGGATTCACGCTTTCAATATTTGAAGTTGAAACTAATATGCTCGATAACAAAAGCTTATTATCAATATACTTTTCAAAAGATTTCTTTTACTTTGAAATCGCATTCATCACATTTAAAATATTTGATAAAATAAAATAGAAAAATAGTATGGAGTTCAACACAATTGAAGAAATAATAATCGCAATGCAAAGCAGCCAGTTTAGCATGGAGGAAAAGAAGGAAATTTTAGTTGAGTTCTTCAAATCACTTAGCCAGCAAGAACCCACCCATAACCCCAGCGACAAAAACAGCGCCTTTAAAGCCGATTGAATTATACCACTTAAGCGAAGGTTTTAAAGTGTATGCCTTTAGTCTTTCGCCTTTGATGTTAGGATTTGAATTGGTTACAAGTACGCTATACTCATTCTCTTTGAATAGCCCGTTTTTCTTTTCCCCTATAACAAAGTTTTGCTCATTCGGTACTTCGATATTGTAAAGCGATAATCGTTTGTTAGAAAGCACCGCATCAAATTTAAAGTAGGTTGAATCTACGGTGAAAGAATCGGTGAACGCTTCACAAGGCAATTGCTCTCTAAAAACGTGGTTTATTGTATCGTACTTGAACACACTTTTATACTTCACCAGCACATCAACACGCTTTAAATCTAAGTCTTTTTTCAGCTTATCTATTTCCTCAAGTTGAGTTCCGTAGTTTATGACTAGAGCCTTGTTGAATTCTACTAGTTCACCATTCTTTGCTTTATACGTTTTTACTGAATCTGAATAGTTTAGTAATTCGTTGTTAGCTTTCATCAATTCTTTTTTATCGCTGCACGAATCCAATTTAAAAACTAGCATCGCTAAAAAGCATAGTAAAATGATGCCGTCTTTTATGTCGAAGTTATAGGTTGACATCGCCACGTTTGTAAGGTGAGTAAACAGTTTTACCTTTTACTTTGGTAGCCACAAGTATTTGCCCTCTATTGCCTTTCTCTGAGTAGCTTACGTGTACCCATGCTGGTTCACCATTAACTGGGAACTCGGCTATTAGCTGGTCAAACTCTGTATTCTCTTTTAAGAAGTGAAATATCTTCGCGTTGCTAATTCTACCCTTACCGTCAATGTCGATAGCCTCACCCTTGCAATGTTGGCTAGTTAACGAACCTCCAATAGCCTTGTTTAATGCTTCACCACGAAAGAACGAATTGATTGTTAGTGGTACATTCGCCCACATTCTCAAAGGTTCAAAACAATTCACCGCAACTAATCGCATCGCTTTTAATTGAGTTAAATTAGGTTCGTTGTTTAATCCTTTTTCCGTAGCTGTTGGGCTATGAGTTGCCTCGTAATAGCTTATGTGGTTACTTATCATTTCCATTTGTTTTTTCTTTGTAAGGTGTTTTCATGACGTGTTGAATGAACGCGCCAAAAGATATACTAAAAGCGGTTTCTAACTTCGCTATTAATACCTCGTTGCTCTTTGGATATTCAACAAAAAAAGATAGTACAAAAGCAGCCGCTAACATCGCACCAATTAAAAAGCCAATAATATAACGCGCCTTAGCCTCTGCCTTAATTTTTTCCCACATTGTCATAGAGTTAGTTCGTAATTTTCAAACATTTCAGATATGTTCATTTCGTTACTCCGTTACGATGTACAACGTATATATCTCTTTCCATTGCGCTCAATCTTTTATCGATAGAATAAAGTTCAACACTTAATTTAGTCATCGAATTTTCAATGCTATTTGCCTTCTCGGTTATCTTATCTACTTGCTGAATCAATCGGTTAAGGAAGTAGGCAATTATCGCCACAAAAATACCAGCAACGCTTATCAATATAGTTATGGATTGCGGATTCATTTTAGCAGCGTTTTTTTCGTTGGTTATTAAATGCGCTGTCAAAATTTATATCGACTGGCAACGCTTCTTTTATATTGTGTCGAGGCTCAAAACCTCCAGAACCTTTAACGTAAACACCAATAAATTCATCAGGGTTTGTGCTATTATAATCTGTAATAATGATTTCATCGGCTTGCAGAATATCTGTTTTAACGAAGTTTCGCGTGCTTTGCTCAATAGGTTTCAACTTCAATATATATTTCTCTTTTTGCTCATCAACTACCCATTGTTTCTGCCCGTTGTTGTATTCCACTTCCTCGCGCGTGTATTCGCTTGATGTGAAACCAAACATACCTTTAAGCCTTATTTGATTGTACCAATTGATAGAATTAAAGTCGATATAATCTGTTTGCGAACCAGCCGCGCCACGTATGCCGTTTGTATATGTTTCAATGCGTACTGTACCATTTATCAAAGCTGGTGAATACTCTACCAAACAAAATTCATTTGAATACAAATCTTTGTTCCCTAGTATAGTCGTAATGCTATTTTTAACGCGATACAATCCGCCTTCGTGCGCAATAATAACATCACGCATATTAAGTTGATAGCCTATGTACTTACGAGAATCTTCATCTGTGTTAAATGATAAATCGTAAAGCGTACCGAAGTCGTTATTATCTAATGTTTCAACATCTTGAAAATCGCCATCAGCATCAGCCTTTTGTAAGGTCATTACAGACGCAGAAACCAAAGGAGAAAGCACCCATAAGAATGAAGTCTTATCGTTTTTTAGTTCCGCATCATCGGCAGTACTTGCAAAGAATGTAGTGTTTGAGCAGCATTGAGCAACAGATGAAGTAGGTATAATGCCTTCAATAGTCGGCACTTCTGCGACAGGATTTGTTGCAACGATAATGAAGTTAGCTTTTATGCACTCACCGCTTGCCATTAATCTACTTTTTCAAGTTGTTTATCTTCTTGCTCTACTTCTAATGCTTCAATTACTTTTGCTAATTCCTTAGCCGCGTTAAAGCAATTATCGTGTACTTGCTTTTCTACTGGCGCTTTCGTGCTAATTGAATAAACGTAGTTTAACGCGTCAATTAAATTTTGTTTTTCTGCTTGTTTCATATTTGTGTTTTTAATTATTCTGCTTGTAAATTTAAACCTACTATTGCAAATAAACCTAATGTTGTAGGCACTTTAGTTTCGAAGTATTTTCTAACTAATAAAGATGCTTCATAGATTGTATCTTCGCGAAGTCCTACGCCTTTCAATCCTTCTTTGCTTATTTCCTCATCACCCGTTATAATGATTCCAATAGAATCTAATTGGTCAATCTTCGGTATTGATTCATAAGAAGTAACCCCGTCAACTACTACGGCTTTTTTGGGGAAAGCATTAGCATTCATCACTCCAACATTTGAATTGAAGTTTTCAATGAATAAGTAAATCTCTTGCCCTATTGGTAATGCTATGCCACCAAAGGTAAAGGCTGTTGTTTCTGTGTTGGTTATTTTTAACATATTATTCTTTTTTTAAGTTAATGCTACTGTTCCCGTCTTTACCGTACCGCTTGAATATTTTACTTTAACTGTTAATGTATTACCAGCTTCGTCAATATAGAAACTCATTTCATTGTTAGCCAAATCACCGCTTGCAATAGCAGCGTTAATCGCTCTTTGAACAACGTAGTTATCATCACGCACTTTTAATGATGCAACAGACGAACTGTTTTGAAACAACGCTGTTATTGTTGCAGATGTTGAGCCGCTACCCATAACGTCCATAATAGCCGTTGCACTTCTACCGAGACTGCCGCCAAATATAACTCCTTCTCCAAACCACGTGGCTTGTATGCCTGACCTATTACCCGATAAATATATTTTATTTGTCCCGCTACCATTATTAATATATATATAACCTCCACTATTGTTAATAGTAGAGCCCATTTGGTAAATTACACTTCCATTACTAGAAGCACTCTGATGAGTTGAAAATGTAGCTGAAGTAGCTGCTGAAGTTTGTATCTTTGTTCCTCCTGCACTTAAATCAAAAACAACGTCTGAATTAGTACCGTTAGCAATATCAAAATAAGTTACTATTCCTCTCGTATCTACATTATACAGCTTCTTAGAATTTTTTTGCAATAGTTGAAAAGCGTAATATCTCCTATCTCCAGTATTATCTAAGTAAAAAGAAGTATTAGTTCCTGAAGTAGAGTTACCCACTACAAAATCCTCACTCGCAGTACCATAATTAGCAGCAAACGTCGTAGTTCCTATGCCCACATTTCCAACTCCATTAAAATAGTACCCTACATCTCCATCACTATTTAAAATTGAAAAGTTCTGTGTTGATGTTGTGCCTGCTTTTAATGTGAATGTACGCGCGTTGTCAGACGCGGTTAAGTTAGCGTTACCTAAATTTGACACACTTAAGGTTACCCAACTTGCTCTACCACTTGCATCTGATTGTAAATATTTGCCAGCTCCTTCAGTACCGTCAACTAATTGAATAGCATAGTTTGAACCACCTCCGCCAGCTTTGAAATAACCAGCAATACCAGTTACAGCAGCGTCAGGAGTGAAGAGGTCAGTTGTTGCAATTACACCGTAGATTGTCCCAGCGCCAGACCTTCCTGATTGAAAAAAACCAGCAGCGCCATTACCGTTGGTTATGTATGACGAAGTACTAACATTAGTAACCCCAGTTGTAGCGTACACACCTCTAACACCTATGCTTTCAGTAGAAGAGTTTCCTGATTCTCCTTGAATACCAATATTTCTCCCTGTGTTTGCAACGATATTTATGCCATAAATTCCCTCAGAGTTCCCGTTTGACTTTGATTGTGTTGCCTTTATTCCTTGTGCTAATGACGTTGATATGTTTAGTGCTGTTGCTGCATCTAATGAACCTATTCCAGATGTAGTGCCATTATCTTGAATAATACCATCAGCTATTGTACCAGAAGCCGAAAAACGAGCGCTGTAATTTGTAGTTCCTGTTCCATCAACAAATGATAGGTCGTTGTTTAATTCCGTTAATAATACAGAGTAGTTCAGTTTCTGCGATTGGTAAACATCGGGAGAGGTTGAAATGAGTTTACTCACGTCCATCAAGTCGCCCGTTGCAAGAGCCGAAACACTTGTGCTATATTGGCTTATCTTTTCGCTCATAGTTCAAATTTACTTTATATTTTAACTTCCTATTTTTTTTATTCGAGTTCTTTTAATACTCCTGCTTCTGTGGCTTTGAATATACCAGATTCCATTAATTTACCGTCTGCTGGCGTTCCGTTATAAATTCTTGCGTAAAGTGTTAACGTTCCGTTGCTTGGTATGTTAGCGTTGTTTAAGTAAGCTGTTGCTGTAACTTTATTTGATGTAAATGCCAATTCTATTAACCCTCCATTATTAGTGTTTTCAAACCATTCATTTGCCGCAACTGGATAAAAAGAATCTATTGTGTGCAAACCGCTCACACCTCCACTCTCGTAAACCTCAGCGCCAAATCGTACAAATATTTCACCGCTATCAATTAAGTTAGTGTTTTCAAAAACAGCGACTATCTTTGTTTTAGCGAAGCCTTGCACGTATCTATTCACACCGTCCGTTAACTCGTTATCATCTACATCGTAAGCCTTCAAAGTCTTTGTTGTCCAATCGCTATTTGAACTATAGTTGAATGAATCAATAGTAATCTTGTCTTCAAAACTTAGCGCGTTCCCGTCATTTATTACATCTAAACTCACGTAGCCTTTAATATTGAACGGTGAAGCATCGTAACGATACCATAAATTGTTATACCCGTTGTTAGGTAAAGATGTGTTATAAAAAGCAGCATTCACCCCTAACAAAGCCTTCCAGTATTCCCAACGAAACAATATAGGAAAATCAATCTCATAGTAGTAAAGATTGCCAGCATCTAAATCACTCCTACGCTTAACGATAATGTTTTGCATAAAGCTATTGCCACTCGGCACGAATGCCCTAGCCTGACTAATATTTATTTGCGTTATGTCGCTAACCTTCGGCTGTGTGCTTAGGTCGAACGTGAACACGTCTAAATCAAAAGAATCACCGCTATTATTTTCAGCTATTATCTTAGCTGTTATGGTTTCAAATGTTGTGTTTGCTTCGTAATCAAAAGCGATTATTGAGCGAATCACCATTGCATCGGTAGGGAAAGCCTCTGTTGTTGCTACGCCCACTTCCGTATCATCTTGCATTTCAACTATGTCGGTATCGAAAGCAATTAGTCCATCGTTTGAAGTGTCAATATAAAGTTCGTTTGCGTCAACTAATAACGTAACTCTATCGGCTACATCAATAGCCAAAGCATCATCAACTACATCGAATGTCATACAATAACGCTTACCACTTAGCGCGGTTAGAAATGTAACATCGCCAGCACTAAATTTAAAGTTTCCTGTTATCCTTACCGTACTGCTACTAATGAACTCAACATTTACGTTTTCGATGTAGTCACCATTGGCAACTGGCACATCGTTTGTAACGGTGGTTATAATTCTATCAATGTAAAAGTTTTCTTCTACGGTCTTTGTCGCATCTGTGTAGTCAGCTTCATCACTTAGTAACGAAAAGCCTAAAATGCAAGGTGTTGTATTTATTACAAATGGCGTATCGGTAGCGTTGGTAACATCGAAAGTAAACGTGTTTAAGTTCTGTGAAATCTCAACGCTAGGCAATGTGATATTTGTAGGTGTCTTGTGGACTATCGCGGTGTGTGAATAATTGGTAAGGTCTGTATTAAAGTTTTCATCGAACCAGCCTACATTCCCATTATTAGAAACGAACGCACCTGTTTGCTTTTTATTCGGGTCCGTTTTAAAATACAACCCTTCAAACTCGGCAATGTATTTAAGTGAATTTGTGTTATCGAAATTATACGGCTTAATGCCAGCAATCAAATCACTATATTCACCTTCCACGTAATATGGCAGCACTAAGAAGTTGTGAGTAATGGTGAAGTATTGGTAATAGGCATCTGTTCCGTTACCTTTAATAGTTGCCGAGCCACTTTGCCACGACTTATCGCCAACTCCCGAGAAGTTCACCACCGTTACGGTATCGGTCGCATCTAAATCAAATGCAAAGTATTTTTGAACGCTACCATCAATTTGAGAAATGTATGAAGGCGCGTTTGCGTTTTCGATTAAGTTGTAAAAGTAGTTTAAAGCCGTTATTGGTGTTGTTCCTACTATCTCGGCTGTGCTGCTTAACTCGGTAGTTAATGACGTGCCTACTCTTATCTCGTTTGCGCTTATCTTATCGACAATAGTGTACGTTCCGTCATTAGATGCAGTATTGTTTACCGTTATAGTATCGCCCAATTGAAACTCTGTAAACAATGAAGAGTTACATTTAATAATTTCGTCTGGGTTCGGGTATCCGCTTGTTGGCGCAAATTGAATTTTACTGCCCGATGTAGCAAATGCAAACCAACCAATAGCAATTTCAACCGTAGCCGTTACGCTATTTAGTACGTTGCCTAAAAGGTAATCAGTAGTGCCAGTTGTTAACTCGCTAGGAAATGAAATGCTATCTATTTTTACGCCCATAATCTTGCATTTTATTTAAAGCACCGTTCAAATTATCCATTGCTTTTTTAACATCTTTACCCTTCAATATTTCTTTAGCTTCTTTTTGTTTGTCTGCTGGTAAATTGCCAATCATATTTTCAGCAAGTGAACTAAAAAGCTGGGCGTTGTTGGCTATGTTTGCCAAAAGTTCCATAGCCTTTTTAATGTCTTCTGTGTTAATTTCCTGTTGCTTCATTTGTTATTGCTGCTTTAAAGTTGTTGTAGTATTGTTTGTTTACTCTATACTTCACATCCGCGCTTTGATTATACACGTCCCATTCCAAAGAATCCACTAGCGCGACCTCACCAAAATTAGTTAAAATTCGATTATCCAATTTTACTTTTTCGTAGTCATCAAAACAGAAAGGAACTTTATCGTGTTGCTTTAAAATATATTGGTTATGCTTACCGTTAATAGGCATAAAAGAATCGATATATTTGTAGTTTTCCCAAACATATTTTGCGTTAAATGTTTCAACTACATCGGTCTTTCTCGGTATCGCACCCTCGTTAATCATAAACATTTTCGGTACATCGACAAAATCATTTTCTAACATTAGCATTCCTATTCTATCGGTAATCAAAGAACCTAAAACAACAGGCGCTATCTTCTGAGGCGCAACAGCATTAAAAGGTATGTCAATGCCGATGACAGCTAAAGCATCAACTAAATCATTAATGAATTCAATTACCGCATTTATACCGTCAATTACTCCATTAATCAGGTAAACAAACACATTAACAACTGCGCTGAACGTGTCGAAAATACCTCTAAATATTTGTTCTGGAATTGTTAACTCCGTTTTTCTTTTGCCTAGAGAGAAAGGTATATTCACCGTTTCATATCCTTTAAATAGCAAGTTCTTTTTATTACCTACTATGTTAGGTTGAAACGTGATTTGATACGCTGTGCCGTTGTATGAATCAATAGTATTCTTATCGTTTATATCTGTTTGAAACTTGATGTAAAAGCCACTATTAAATTCGCTAGTATTAAATCCGTTCCAATCGTTTGTAAGGTCGGGTAGTTGGTACGTAGTAGCTGGGTAAAGGTCGTAATCTCTACGCTCAAATATCAACTTCCCATTATCAATAATAATCTTTGCATTAAATATAGTTTTCAAGTCGCGTAATAGTTGCCCAAACGTGCCTTTGTAATAGCCGCGCATATCGGGCTGGTTAGGATTAAGAAACCCTAGTATGCCGTCAGTGTCAGGGTTTTGATACTTCTCGGGCAATATAACCAAGTCCTTTAATTCACCACTAAATATCGAAGATTGAAAAGTATAACCGAAATGAGTACAACCAATTTCTAAAAGGTCTTTTACCCTCATTGCTTGGTGGTACTTTATCGGCTGTATAATGTAGTTAAAAGCATCGTAAATTAATTTAATTAATGTCGCTATTAATGTTATAGTATAGACTATAACTGAAATTAGTTTTAATATTCCACCTATCACGTTTAACCCTCCCGAAATATCAGCTATTGCGGACTTGTATAACTCGCCAAGTGTAAGAAATTCTTTTGCGATTATAAACGCGCTTAATGTTGCTAAGAAAGCCTCACCAGCTTTAGGTATTGTGTTTATGATGTAAGGAATATCGATAAACTTGTTATCGAATAGCGATGGCGTTGTGTCGTAAAGATATTGGAAATCTATACTATCAGCCGTTTCGTTTAACCAATCAATCTTATGCGATTCTTTTGCGCTTGCCGTTATGTCGTTGCAGCTTACTTCTACATTATCTGTTAAGTCTAAATACCCATCAAAAATCGTTTGAACCGTCCCCATATAATCGAGGTCGATTCTAAAAGGAAGTCCTTCAAATATCCCAGCAGTAGTAGCGTAAGAGCCATAAATAGTATCAGAGCCGAGTAAACCCCCATCAATATAATCTTGAATAGTTCCAGCGTTATCTCTAACAAAACGCCACTTATTAATAGAAACCTGTGCAGTCGGTGCATCCTTATCAAAGTTTAATTGAATAGATAATTCCTTTTGGTTTGCTGGTGGTTGAATAAGCGCACCATTTAAGTAAAATAGTGTTTTCATAACCTTCTTTTTCCAGTTGTTACGTGCTTAATAACGGTCTTCATTCCGTCTTTTACAATCTCTTCAACTCGTTCGCCTTGTGCGTTCCAATTAACTTTTATTTCTTGCTTGTTTTTAATGGCTTTTTCTAGGCTTTCAAGCTTAGTGTTTAACGTGTAAATTATAGCCGCGCTTTGAAAGCTGCCAGCGTTTACCACCGTTGGCGCATCCATATCGGGCAGTATCATTTGCTTCACGTAGTCATCAACTAAGCCTTTATTCATTGCCGTTACAAGTCCGCTATATTGTTGCGTCGCCTTCGCGGTTACAACAGATTCACCATGAGAGAAAGCAATTAAATTACTATCACTTGTTCCCGTTCCTTTACCTTGAAAATTCTCCACCCCTTCGGCAAATGCACCAGCGATAGTAGAACTAATTGCTTTTGCTATTAAAGTATCAGCTAATGCGCCAGCTAAGGCTTGAGGGCTTTTTTGCTTATCATCTAGTCTACGTTGGTAACTTCCTAAGAACGCGCCAGCTAATTGCAATGCCTCTTCACGTTTTCTTTCGGCTTCTTTTTCACGCTCTAACTTTGCTTGTAGTTCAGCACGTTTCTTTTCTTGATACGCTAAAGTGTTTTCTAATCCTTTAGCTGCTAGTTCTTGCTGTTTTGCAATAGCGTCATCTTGCTTTTTAATTTCAGCGTTTAAACCATTTTGAACTATCTGACTTCTTCTTTCAACTCCTTGCTCAATTCCTTGTAGTACTTGTTGCTGAACTCTTCTTTCTGATTCTATTTTTTCTCTTTCTCTATCTTTTATTTTTTTTACTTCTTTATCGTATGCTTCTTGATTATGCCTAGCCATTGCATCTTGCGCTTCCCTTTGCTCGTCTATTGCATCCAATATAGCCTTCTTTACTTTTTCGTATTCCTCTATATTGTGCTGCGCTAAATCTGTAACCGTAGCCTTTTCTTCATTAGCTGCCTTTTTAATTGCCTTAGGTTTTTCAACTCGAATAAACTCTAAACGCGCAACCTCTATTTCATTTGCCTTGTTTCTTATCTTTTCGCTTAAATCATAGAATTCTTTTGACGTTGTATAATCAATACCAAGCGAACTAGCCTTTATTTTTCTTTGTGTTTCTAAGTCGTTTAACTCTTGTCTTCTTATTTTTTGCCCTTGCTCATATAGTTCTTTTTCACTTGCGCCTCTTGCTTTCATTCTATCGAATTCTCTCTGCAATTCTCCTGTGCTATTTCTTGCGCCTTGCGCTCTCGCTTGTCCTAACTCAATAGCCTTACTCACTAACTCGTTATGTTCTTTTAACGCCTCGTTTAACTTTAATTGCTTATCTGTTTCATCTTCTGTTGCACTACCTAATGAATCAAATGCACCAGCAAGTGAACCGATAAGAACTACTATTGCGCCAATTCCCGTAGCTAATAACGCTATCCTAAAAGCCTTAGTGGCTGTTGTTGCGCCACCCGTAGCGAAGGCGTATAGCGATTGCGCTGCTGCTGCTGCCTTAGTTTGAACCGTATTTAAAAACATCATTGCAGCGCTCTCCTTCTGCAATAAGTTTTGAATTTCTTGTAATCCTGTGGTTACAGCCATTATAGCTTGTAACTTCACCATAGTTTCTTGCCATTCTTTGCTGTCTTCACCTAATAAAGCCGCTGCACCTTCAGCTACTTGATAAGCATTAGCAAGAAGATTAACGCTACCAACTAAACCGTCAATAGTTCTAGTGTCGCTGGCTAATGCTTTTACCTCTGCTTTTACGTCTGAAATAGTGTCTTTTAACTCGGCTGCTCTTGCTCTTAAGTTTTTGAACTCGTCCGTATTTCTTTTTCCAGCTTTTTCTAGTTCTAATAGCTGCCTAGTTAAATCTTTAAGTTCTACTGTTGCGCTGGCGTAATCACCAACACTTCTTTGAAACTCCTTAACTCCCTCCTCTGCTTTTCTTACGCTGCTATCTAACTTTTGAAAATCTTTTAGTAATTGTTCAGGCGCTTGCTTTCCTTCTACTGAAAGTTCTTTTAATTGCCTTTTAATTTTTGCTAATGCTGCAACTTGTTTTTCGTACGACGTTGTAACTTCACTTTGAATCTTTACTTGTTCAATTATTTCTCTACGCTGTTTCTGTCTTGCTAAGTTTTCCTCTGCTTGTGCTGCGGTTAAATCCTTTGTTGCTTTCTTTTGCTTTTCCGTTACTGACTCTAAAGCCGCTATCTGTTTTTTAAGTTCCGCTATCTGGTCTGTTAACTTCTTAACATCTTCAATTGATTGAGGCGATGCAATAGCGAAGCCGTCAGCTGTGCTTTTGGCTTTTGTTTTAAGCGCGTTTGAAATTTGATTGATAACATCTAAGAGTTGTTTTGCTTCGTCAACGGCACTAGTGAATGCGTCCTTAGCAATTATATCTTCTCTTGTTATTTTACCGCTTTCAGCCATTTTGTTTAGGTCTTATTTTCTTTAATGCTTTGAAGTAGGTATAGTATTCAGCTACACTCACTTTTTTAATATCAATCTGAAACCCCATTTCGTGTTCTAATACTCCCTTAATTTCGTAGAAGTCCGCGCGCTCTGTTGTTTCTTTCTTTAGTGCTTCAATCTCTAATTCACAAATCTTAATGAACGCGTTTAAACTTCTGTCATCTGTTATCGCTCTTCTCGCTTGTAATAACACTAACTCTTTCTCTTTTTCTAAGGTCTTAATGAACACCTCGCTAAAGCCAAAACGCTCTATGAATTGTGTCATTATCTTATCCCCAAAGTAATTAACCAAAGAACCTATTTTGCGCGTCTTACTTAAATAACTATTGTCTTTCTCTTCGTGCCACTTGAACCAATTATAAATTGGCATTTCATCTATGTTAGCCCAGTATTTGCGCCCGTATAGCCTCAACCAAATACGGTGTAATAAGTTCACTAACCATTTGCTTGCTCTCTTTAGTAAGCCCAAGAACATCGGGGTAAATTTGCGCCAAATCCGTATCTTCTTTGATTGTGTCGGCTGTGATTTTGAACCCGTCATTTTCTACTTTTATCCTAAATGATTTATAAAACTCTCCCGTATCTTTTAACGTGATGTGGTCTGTCCTGCCATCGTTGCCCAAACTTCGCGCTAAAGGCTTGTAGTAGCAACCGTTATCGTGGCATATTCACCCAAAGAACGACCTTCACTATCTACACCGCCCTCGTACATTTGCTCTAAATTGAAGTCAATTATCTGCGCTTGTACGTTGCTATCCTTCAATATTTCAATAAACAATTTGTCCGCTTTGCTTTCGATGCGAATAATCTTTTTCAATAAATTCGCTAAAGCCTTCATTGTTTACTTATCGCTTTTCTTTTTCTTCTTAGGCTTGATTTGCAAATCTGTATTTGCTGGCGCTTCTGCCAACTCCTCCTCTTTCCATACGATACCTTTAGCTTTGCACTCGGCTTTTAATGTTTTCCAAATCTTATCTAAGCCGTCTGTTAATTGTGGAGTTCCTTTGTACATTTCTACAAAGTCATTATAGGTTAAACCAGCAACGCCATGAAGCGCCCAAGTAATACCACCAACCTTTAAAAAATCATTTTCTTTTGCCATTGTTTAAGTTTTAAAAGGGAGAGCCGAAGCCCTCCCCTAAATTTATACTATCGTAATAGTCGCAGCAGTAACCGCGTCGAAGTTGTAACCATCTTTAGTGATAGTCAATCTTAACACGTCTGCAACTGTTTGAGATGCAAAGCTGATTAAGTATGTACCGTCTGGATTCTCAACAGCACTAGAGATAGCAACAGAAGCACTATCAGTAACATTGTAAAGAGCCATATCACCAGCAACTAAGCCTTCAACTAAAACAGGATTCAAATAAGAACCGTATTCAGTTTTCAACGTAGCTTTGAATGATGTTTGCCCGATTGCGCTATAAGTAGCAGTAACATCTAACAAACCATTCAACAAGCTAATGTCTGTACTCATTTCATCAGCTTCCAAAGTTCTCAATCTTTCATCTTGCACATCAATATGCCAATCGAAAGACAAATCAATTTTTTGA